ACTGCTTACGAAGAAATGGGTTTCACAATCGATAAGGTCACTGTTACGGCCAAGTCTCGTGCGCTCAAAGCAGAGTATACCACTGAACTGGCACAAGACCTGAAGGCTATCCACGGTCTTGACGCTGAGACAGAGCTTGCTAACATTCTTTCGGCTGAAATCCTTTCGGAAATCAACCGTGAAGTTATTCGTACAATCTTCCACACAGCTAAAGCTGGTGCACAGAGCGACACAGCATCTGCTGGTACTTTTGATCTTGACGTTGACTCTAACGGTCGTTGGAGCGTAGAGAAGTTCAAGGGTCTTATGTTCCAGATTGAGCGTGAAGCTAATGAGATTGCCAAGCAGACCCGTCGTGGTAAGGGCAATGTCCTGATCTGTTCTTCTGATGTTGCTTCTGCTCTTCAGATGGCAGGCGTTCTTGATTACGCTCCTGCTCTTGCTAACAGCCTCAACGTTGATGACACAGGCAACACGTTCGCTGGTGTTATGAACGGTCGCATGAAGGTCTATATTGACCCATATGCAGGTGGTAACTACATGATCGTTGGCTACAAGGGTTCTAGCGCATTCGATGCTGGTATCTTCTACTGCCCATACGTTCCATTGCAGATGGTTCGTGCTGTTGGTGAAGATAGCTTCCAGCCTAAGATCGGCTTTAAGACTCGCTACGGCATGGTTGCAAATCCGTTCGCTACTTCGGCTGGTGACGGTGTTATTGACAACACGAGTCCTGCTTCTGCTAACCAGAACACTTACTATCGCAGAGTGGCTGTTTCTAGCATCATGTAAGATAAGAGTAGGGTCAACCTACCAAACGACGAAAAGGGAGAGCTTCGGCTCTCCCTTTTTTATTGTCTAAACGCTTTGTCGAGTGCTTTGTTTGCAACAGCACTCCGTGAGTTTTTGTAGTTGATTGATACACAGACGCTGTTCATCAACTCACTGATGTTAGCGCTCTTACCAATCACATCTAGTAGTTTGTGTAGGGCATCGTCGCTATCGTAACCATCAGTTTCGTAGTTGCTTTTGCCACGAACTTCTGTCCGATAGCCAGACTTGCTATCAACAATGGTCAGCAGATACAAGTCTGTATCACGAGTGAGTTTCAACTTGTATCCCATTATACCTTCCTATTAGTTGAGGATTAGAGTAAGAACACAGGCAGCGATTAATGCATTTGGCAGAGCGAAAATCACTTGCTTTTTTGCCACCAGTCTTAGAATCGTTTTCATGTCTCTCTCTTTCTCTATCGTATAAATATAATATAAGCACTTTCTCACCAAATGTCAAGCACTTTTTTTAATTTTTTTAAAAAAATATGGAATAAATATGGCTCAAAATTTTCTCTCCCCTATAGGGTTCAGGTTCGCTCTACAGAGAGCGCCTAACATCGAATACTATGTGCAAGCAGCTACGATACCCTCGCTCACTGCTGGATTCGTCACTGTAGGCACACCATTCTCTAATCTCTCGTTCAGTGCAGATAAGATAGAGTATGGCGATTTTGCATTGACGTTTCGTGTAGATGAAGATATGAAGAACTATCTTGAAATACACAACTGGTTAATCGGAATCACATTCCCCGATAACTTTGATGAGCATAAAAATCTTGTTACTAGAACCCAAGGCGATAACTCCGGTATCTTCTCAGACGCCACGCTCACAGTTCTGAACTCTACAAAGAATGTCAATGTAGAGGTGACATTTGAAGACTTGTTGCCAACATCAATCTCTGATATTCAGTTAGACGTAAGAGCAACAGATATTAATTATTCTGAAGCCACTGCAAATTTCAGATATAAAAGGTTTACAATTAAGACCGTTTGATATATAATACTTACTAAACTAAATGGAGTTTGATATGAAAATTGCTACTGATTTTGTTTTGAATGGAAAAACAATTAAAGACAATGATACCTATATTCTAACTGATAATTCGTATTTGAAAAGAAGCGTTGTATCTAGCACACTGCTTCATTCAAAACAATCAACTCGTGGTCATGAGCATGTGGGACAAGAAGAGGTATATATCTTCATTCAAGGCAATGGGTTTATGTACTTAGATGAGCATCAGTTTCCTGTGAAAGCGGGTGATGTGGTTGCAGTTGATGATGGAGTATTTCATAGAGTGACGAACCATACAGACGAACCGTTATATTTTATATGTGTATTTGAAGGAGAGAGAAACCACTAATGAGTTTACATTATGTGTTTGACGTTGATGGTACATTAACACCAAGCAGAAGTTTGATTGACCCTGAGTTTGAAAAATGGTTCTTTAACTTCTGTAACGAAAATAACGTCTATCTAGTCACCGGCTCAGATAGAGTTAAGACAATCGAACAGATTGGTATTCCTCTATATTTCGCTGCCAAGAGAGTATACAACTGCTCTGGTAATGAAGTATGGGAACGTGATAGGATTGTTCATCAGAACAAGATTTCAGCATCAATCGAACTTCTAAAGGCTCTTAGAGAGAAATGTTCTCAGAGCAAATATCCAACCAAAACAGGCAATCATATTGAGCATCGTATGGGGCTTATCAACTTCTCTACAGTTGGTAGAAACGCTACGATGAGCGAGAGATTAGATTATGCTAGGTTCGACCTTGTGTCGAAAGAGCGTGATAAGATTGCTAAAGAATTATCTGAGCAGTTCCCAGAATATCAGTTTGAAGTTGCTGGTCAGATTGGTATAGATATTGTTGAGAAGGGCAATGATAAATCTCAGATACTAAAAGATTTTGATGCCTCTACTGACAAACTCGTATTCTTTGGCGATACTACATATAAGGGTGGTAATGATTACCCACTAGCAAAAGCGATTGAAGACAATCAGATGGGATACATACATCAAGTAAATGGTTGGCAACACACATTGGAGATTTTACAATATGAGGATTGGTTTTACCTGTAGTACATTTGACTTGTTACATTCTGGTCACATTATGATGCTGAGAGAAGCAGCAAGCGTTTGTGATTATCTTATCTGTGGTCTACAGATTGATCCATCGAATGACAGAGCAGGCAAGAACAAACCACTGCAAAGCATTGTAGAAAGATATACACAACTATCCGCAGTGCAATATGTTGATGAGATAATCCCATATGAATGGGAAAAAGACTTAGAAGACATTCTTCAGTCATATCCTATCAATGTTCGTATCTTGGGAGAAGAGTATAGAGACAAATCATTCACTGGTAAAACGTTCTGTGAAACCAATGGTATTGAACTATACTACAATAAACGCAAGCACAGGTTTTCATCATCAGAACTTAGAGACAGAGTTGACAGTAAAGAATATCTAACGGAAGGCTAGATTATGAACATTGATGATATTCATATAGAGTGGGAAAAAGACACTGATATGGACCCAGCGAATCTGACAAACGAAGCGAGAAAGATTCCAAAGCTACACGCCAAGTACTACAGGTACTACACGTTTGAGCATAGTGTGAAGCGTAAACTAGAAGCAGATTTGAAGCGTCTTAGTGTTCTCAGAACAGAATGGTATGATGGTTCAATGGCAGAAGAAGACCTGAAAGAACTGGGCTGGGAACCAAATCTCAAACGTATTCCCAAGGGTTATGCTAAAGATGCTTTGAACGGCGACTCTCTTATTATCAAAGTGAAGCTAAAGATTGGTGAAGCTGCTGAGAAAGTTGACCTGTTAGAGAACATCATAAAATCAATCAACAACCGAGGATTTCTCGTCAAGTCTATGATTGATTTTGAGCGATTTAGAACAGGTGCTATGTGATGTGGAGAGTGTGGAAATATGCCATAGGTTCATTTAGTGACGATAAAACAGCACCCTATGATAATCGGGTTGCTCTGATAAGAACATTTTGGATTTGTCTTCATATCGCAACTTGCCTGTTCATCATCATAGGAAACGGAAGAATGTTGCAACTATGGTAGATATAGTCAGAATAGAAAAAGTAAACGAGGTCTTTCTTCGTATTGATGCTGAAGCATCTATCATCATGGAACTCAGTGATTATTTCACATTTGATGTGCCAGGTGCAAAGTTCAGCCCTCAATATAAAGCAAAGTTTTGGGACGGCAAGATACGTCTGCTCAATAACATGACTCGTTTACTCTATGCTGGTTTGCTGCCTTATGTCGTATCGTTCTGTGATGATAGAAACTATAAGTGTATCGTATCAGATGACTTCAAACCATTAGGTAAGTATGATAAAGAGTCTGGTTACGATTTAGCGAAACTACT